TCTGGACCTCTCGTCCACTACGGATATTACGGCATTCGTGCTTGTGTTCCCGCCGGAAGATGAGGATGACAAATACATCATCCTGCCGTACTTCTGGATACCGGAGGACAACCTCGACCTTCGAGTCCGGCGTGACCATGTGCCATACGATGTATGGGAGCGACAAGGATATCTCCAAACCACCGAGGGTAATGTTGTTCATTACGGCTACATCGAGAAGTTCATCGAGAGCCTGGGTGAGCGTTTTAATATTCGAGAGATTGCCTTCGACCGCTGGGGTGCCGTGCAGATGGTACAGAACCTGGAAGGTATGGGCTTTACGGTCGTTCCGTTCGGGCAGGGCTTCAAGGATATGTCCCCGCCCACCAAGGAGCTGATGAAGCTGGTGCTGGAACAGCGCATTGCCCACGGCGGGCATCCTGTCCTCCGCTGGATGATGGACAACATTTTCATCCGCACCGACCCGGCCGGAAACATCAAGCCGGACAAAGAGAAATCCACAGAGAAAATCGATGGTGCCGTGGCGACCATTATGGCACTTGACAGAGCTATACGCTGTGGAAACGACAAGACCGAATCTGTTTATGACAGTCGAGGTTTACTGTTTATTTGATAATCGTCAAGTTTTGACAAACTTGTCCTTCTTTATCCATTATAATGAGAACAAATCCCGAGCCAATGAAGTATAATAAATACAATCCTCACGAATTGCTCGTGCCAGTAATTCGCTCATGAATCATCAGATTAAATTTACCTACAAGGTTAATTTTTCTCTTGACATAACCGTCTGGAGTCGCTATAATAAAATTAACCTATGAGGTAAATGAGCGAGGTGGTTCGTTGGAAATCAAGTATCAAACTAGAAGCATTGAAAAGGTGTGTACCAATGCAACAGTTGCTGAAAAAAGGTATGGGCTAGAGATGGCAGAAAAAATTCAGATGAGAATCGATCAAATTACTGCCGCCTCAAGCGTCGAATACTTGATACAATACCACATAGGTCGTTGTCACCCACTACACCATAATCGAAAAAATCAATTTGCGATGGATTTAGTCCATCCCATGCGACTTGTTTTTGAAAAAAACGGCGCAGATATTCAAATTGCGAATATTATTGAGATTGTAGACTATCATTGATGAAGCGGGTGCTTATTTGAAGGAGGAAACCACTATGACGAGAAGTCGCAGCTACATTGCCACACCACCAGGGGCCACAATCAAGGAGCAGCTTGATGACAGAGGCATGAGCCAGAAGGAATTTGCTTCTCGTATGGGTATGTCCGAAAAACACATCAGCCATTTAATCAATGGCAATGTGCAACTAACACCAGATGTTGCCTACAGATTGGAGCTGGTGCTCGGAATGCCTGCAAGTTTCTGGAGCAATCTCGAAGCTATCTACCGCGAAAAATTAGCAAAAGTGGATGCTGAAAATGCTCTGGATGCTGACAAAGAAATAGCAAAAAAATTTCCTTATTCGGAAATGTCCAAGAATTCGTGGTTACCTAACACGAGGATCCCTGAAGAGCGTGTTGTACACCTAAGAAAGTTTTTCGAAGTAGTTCAGCTCGATAAGCTTTCTAACGAAAATCTGCTACCTTGTATTGCTTGCCGTCGCTTGTCTATTACCGAAAAATCAGATTTTGCATTGATTGCGTGGGTGCAAGAAGCTAAACTTGAAGCAAGAAAAGTCCAAACTATGCCCATCGACCTTAAAGAATTAACGAAACAGCTTCCCACAATACGAGCCATGACCACAAAAGACCCCGCCGTGTTTTGCAGTGAACTATGTAAGCTCCTGGCGAATTGTGGAATAGCCCTTGTTTTTTTGCCGCACATTGGTGGGTCTTTTCTACATGGTGCTACTTTTATTGACAACAATAAAATCGTAATGGGGCTTACTGTACGAGGAAAAGATGCGGATAAGTTTTGGTTTAGTCTATTTCATGAAATCGGACATATTCTTTTGGGTCATCTAAATCGAAACGGCGAAATTGATGATGCCGCCGAAAAGGAAGCAGACAGTTTCGCACGGGATGTACTAATCCCGCGGAGTGCTTTTGATCCTTTTGTTGCTCAGCATAATTTCTCGCAAGAAGCTATTATTTGCTTTGCAAGTTCAGCTGGAATTGCTCCCGGAATAGTAGTGGGTCGTTTGCAGAAAGAAGGGCATCTTAACTTTAGTTGGTGCAACAATTTAAAAGTCAAATATGAAATAACGGCATAATACACCCCATGGATAGCACCCGTCATGTGATGGGTGCTTTTCCTTTACCCATTTTGAAGGAGAGTGATTTAAGTGGGTATCTTTTCAGGGCTTTTCAAATCCAGGGACAAGCCTCAAAACAGAACAGCGGGCAGCAACTACGCCTTTTTCATGGGTGGCACAACCTCCGGCAAAAACGTAACGGAACGCTCCGCCATGCAGATGACCGCCGTGTATTCCTGCGTTCGTATTCTGTCGGAGGCCGTGGCGGGATTGCCGCTGCATCTCTACAAATACACGGACAGTGGCGGCAAGGCAATGGCGCTCGACCATCCGCTCTACCGCTTGCTCCACGATGAGCCGAACCCGGAGATGAGTTCTTTCGTGTTCCGGGAAACCCTCATGACGCACCTTCTCCTCTGGGGCAACGCTTACGCGCAAATCATCCGCAACAGTAAAAATGAAATCGTTGCTTTGTATCCGCTTATGCCCAACAAGATGTCGGTGGACAGAGATGAGAACGGGCGTCTCTACTACACCTATTACCGTGGCTCGGACGAAGCCATCAAAAGCAAGGAGTTCGCCGTAACGCTTCATCCCTCGGATGTGCTTCACATTCCGGGACTCGGTTTTGACGGCCTGGTCGGCTACAGCCCCATCGCTATGGCAAAGAACGCTATCGGCATGGCTATCGCCTGTGAGGAGTATACTACAACGGCAAAGCCATCCCTGGCTGGGTGAAGAAGCTCCGCTGGTATGTGGTCGAGGTCAGCGGTGACCGTGCGGTCATCAACAAAGATGAGTCCGGTAAGTACGCCATCATGTCACCGGTCAAGACCTCTGCACTTGCCGTGGCAGGCACGAAACCTGCCGAGGACTACCGCATCCACACCGTGGCGCATGGTGACACCCTCTGGGCGATTGCCAAGAAGTATCTCGGCAACGGCAGCCGCTACAAGGAGATTGTCAGTCTGAACGGACTGAAAAGCAATGTCATTTACAGCGGTATGAAGCTGAAGATCCCGAATAAGTAAACCGAACCTATCAACGCTCTCTGCGGATCATTCCGTGGAGGGCGTTATTTTTTTTCCCATTTTACCCTGACAAAAGTGCCTTTTCTCTGGGTATAGCGAGAAACGCTATTTCTCAGAAATGAGGCACTACTATGACGGAAATGGAACGAAACCGAGTCGTGGAACTCCAACACCAGGGCTACGGATACAAGAAAATATCCACTCTAACCGGACTGCCGCTGAACACAGTGAAATCCTTTTGTACTAGGCATCC